TAAGTGGTATGAAATTCGTATATGTACCAGAACATGATAAAGAAATCATTGACACACAAGCATTAAAAGACGCTTATATTTATGATGTTTATGCTAGACAAATACCAGTAAAAGCAAGCCTAAGATTTAAATTTAATTAAAAAATGACAAGACCGTTAGTATTAGCGGTCTGTTTCTTGTATAATAATATTTGTCAGAGAAACAAGGAGTGGTTGCATGGAATTAAACGCAGAACAAATTCAAACAGAACTATCACTCATACAGGCTGGGTTAAAAGAGCAATCAGTTATTGTCAATGTAATGGCAATCCTTGATGGTTATCAGTTTGTATGTAAAAAATATGAACTAGCGTGGGAATGTCTAAAAGAAAAGGCACAAGATAATGTTAATGCAACGCTTGATGATATTGTAGACGCTGTAAGGCAAGGTAATGAAAGTTTAACACAAGACGATATTTTTACGATTGTTTCACCTTGTTATAACTCATTATCCGGTACCGCTGTTAAACTACAACGTTATGATGTTGTAAAAAAGGTAAACAGTGAAGTAGTACAAGCGTCAGAGGACATTCTAAACGGCGCAGAAGATGTATCAGGTGGTTTAATTCGTGTGATGTCAACGTTAGAAGATATCAATACAAGAATTATAAGTAATACGACTTATGAATCTTTTACATCTAAGTTTAGAGAAATCGCAGACGATGCTGTAAACCCAGAAGCACCTGTTGTTAGTGTCGTACCATCACCGTGGAAACAGTTAAATAAATATTTAAAAGATGGTGGTATCGGTAGCGGTCAGTTAGTCACGATTGCGGCCCGAACCTCTGTTGGTAAAACAATTATGGCAACGAACTGGGCAGCCCATGCGGCCTCACTTGGCAAAAAGGTAATGTACGTTTCATTAGAAGTTGATGAAGTCGATATTATCAAGCGTATGGTTGCATATAGTAATGATATCTTCTTAAACGACTTATCACCAACAAGAGCGTCTAACAATGATTTTGCAAGAGAAAAAATCAATCAAGCGTTTAGTAATATTGAAAACTGGGATGTCGTGATTGATGATGAGCCTGGTTTAACGCTTGGTAAAATCACAGCAAAAGCATACACAAAAAAGAAAACAGACGGTTTAGATGTCTTGTTTATTGACTATCTAGGGTTAATTTCTATTTCAGGACGTAGTAAACGAGAAGAAATGGCTACACTATCAAGAAGTTTCAAGGTAATGGCAAGACGTTTAGGTATACCTGTTGTTGTTTTAGCACAGATTAACCGTGAGCGTAGAGGTGACGAAGACCCTATGCCACATTTATCAGATATTAAAGACTCTGGTGATATTGCCAACGATAGTGATGTAGCAATTCTATTACATAGAGATTTGCATGATGATAGTATCGAAAAGAAAATGACTGTTTTACTTGAAAAGAACCGTGGTGGGCAGACCGGTAAGTACATGTCGTTCCCGATTGAATTGGCGAAAAACCAAATTCTTGACAATACAGATGAAGAAGAGTTACAAGGTTTTGGTGAGAGTGAAAATACAGTACAGACGGAAAATAGTGAAGAAGATAAGCCATTATGGTCAGATGACGTTGAAACGTTTGAAGATGAGAATGAAGATGAGGATATCTTTGCAGGAGCCTTTGATTGATGAAACATAAATTAGAAAAGCAAGTGAAAAAATCGTTGTTTGCGAATGATAAGGCATTGTTGCAAAACGCAAAGACAAGAGATTTTCAAGAAGATACCTGTAGTGATAAACGTTCTAACATTTACCAATTCGCCAATACTGTAGGGAAAATTATTTGTTCTACAGATAAGACCACAAATATAGCAGTTGCCAAGAAGAGAATAAGAGAATTATACACAAAATATGTTGTTTCTGGTAATATGACAGAAGAACATTTCAGAGATATCATGGTTGTGATTGCACAAACAGGTATGCAACTTACAGACTGGAGTATTTCAGTAATTGATATGCGTATTGGTAACGGTGAGTTTGCAGATGTGATAGAAGAAACAAGAAAGCAGAAATATAAAGAGTTAGATATCAGTGAAATGGATTGGTGGTTAGATGGCTAGAGAAGATATTTTAGATAACATTATACAGTGGCGAGCGTTGCTACATCTTAAAGGCTATGGTCAGTATGCCAAATTAAAATTCAATCAAGGTGCAGATAAAATGGTCAGAAAATGTCTAGTTAATAATGGAACATTTAGGGTTGCGTTGTTTACAAAAGACGAGATAGCGAACAAGAAAAATGCGTTTGTGTTTGCGACCCATTTAATCAATGCTGGTATTCAACCTGAAGCAGTAATGATTGTAACAATGGACCAATGTCTTGAAGCAATGTGGGCAAGACCAGAGGCAGAGTTCAATAAACAAAGTATTTTTGACAAGAGGACCCAGTTGTTAATGATTGTAGATTGTTATAAACCAGATGAGAAAATGAACAATCTTAATGCCAATCTAAAAGCAACGCAGTTTAAAGACGCATTTAAGAATTATTGCAGAAGCAACCCACATATTAACATCATATTAGCCTCATCAGATAGCGAATTAACGCCAGAAAACTGTTTATTCAGTTTCGATATAGATACAAATAAAAAACATGCATTTCATATAGTTCAAGGAGAAAATAAAAGATGATTTTAAAAGTAAACACAGCACAGTTTGTCAATCTAGCAAAGACAGTTACAAAAGCAGTTGGTAAAGATTTGTCGAGTCAATTAGTTATGACAGTAAACGAGAATAAGACGCTTGAATTAGCGTATTATTCAGCGTCAGCCGTATTGTCTGGCAGAATGAATTTTGTAACAGAAGGAGATGTAACACCAGTTGAGTTATGTCTATCAGGTACACAGTTAAAGACAGTTACAAGTCTTATTCTAGTAAGTGAAAACAGCACAATCTTAGAAATTGATGATATCTTAACAATCAAGGCAGGTTCATCAGAATTTAAGGTACCGGTTATTGACGCACCTATCGCAAAAGCAGATACAAAGACAGTTGAATACGGTACAGTACAAGCAGTTGAATTTATCAAGGTATTAAGTGATTTATCTAAGTTGTTATCTAACGATAGTATTTTACAAAATCACCCAGCGTCTTGCTTAAACTTGATTGCAAAAGATAACGAGTTAAACATCGTAGCAACCAACACATTCGGACTTGTTGAAAAGAAGTGTGCTTATGATGGTGCTGACTTTAGTGTGTTATTAAAGCCTGCACAGGTTGCAACATTACTTAACCAATTTGCGCCTGGTGATACGATTACACTCATTCATAATAAGTCACGTTTTGGTTTCTATAATGCAGACGATGTATTGCACCTTGTATCCGTTGCGAATATGAAGCCTTTAGAGTACGCAGTATTTAAGAATACAGCAGTTACGGAAAAGTGCTTTACAGCCAATATTGAAGATTTCCGATATGCAATTCAGGCTATGATGCGATTAAGCCCGGACAGCAATCAGATTTGGTTAAATATTAAGGATGATAAGATTGAGTTTAAGAACACAAATAAAGACACGATTGATGTTGCCTTAGACGAAGCCGTAGGTGATACATCTACTGTTATCGAGTTCGGTGCCCAGACATTAAATATCTTGTCAAACTATATTGATGATAAGATTCGTGTTTGGTATGGTTCAGAAGATGGCAACCACATCTTAAAGTTTGAAACATTAAAGAAGAACGCAGATAACACATTCACAGTTGACGATACAGTGTTCATCACAGTCGGCGTATCTATCATGCATGTCTAAAAATCAAGGCTCTTAACATAGAGCCTTTTTGATATATGAAGTAGTAAAGGAGTAGTACGTATGTTTAAGAAAATACTAATATCTCTAATTGTATGTTTTAGTCTTACACAGTCTGTATATGCAGAAGATGTTGAAATACCAACAGATGGTGTAAAAATAGATGTTGAGCGTAAAGCATTAGAGAGTGATAATGCAACCGGTGCAGTAGATATTAAAATTTACAATAACACAAATCAAGAAATTGGCGTTTTGATGTCATCACAGCAAGGTATCGGTTGGTTGATAGATAAAGAGATTGAAGAGGATTATAGAGTTGGCTCAATCAGTAGTGACTATCATACAGTCACACTATACGTAAAGCCACACCGTTTCGTTACAAAGAATGGTTTTAATACAATTATGATGGAAGAAAAGGAACAGTTAAAGACACCTGTTGCTATCAACTATTCCGTCTATACTGATTTAGACACACTAAAGAAAGTGGACATCAATAATCAAGAGAGCGTAAGTAACGCATTAACAAAAGGCTTAGATAATGGTGTATTTAATCTGAATAAAGACGATACAGACTCATTTAAGAATAATTTGCCTGTAACGGAAACTATTGAAGATGATATTAAGGCAGTACTGTCACCGAAAGAAAAGAAAACAGTTACAGTAAATAAGGGCAATATTTTTGTACCGATTGGTGTTGCTTCAGTCATAGCCATTGCAGGTATTGCGTTTATTGTTCTTAAAAAGAAAGGAATCATTAAACTATGACATTTATAGCGATTGCATTAACATTATTTGGGCTAGACTATTTCTTGGGTTGGTTCCAGATTCCTAATATTACAACTGGTTTAATTTTAGCCTTGTGGTATACAGTTTTAGTCAAAGTTGTAAAGCCACTAGTTTCTTTCTTTTCATTACCACTAAACCTATTCACATTAGGTTTGACATCATTAGTTATCAACACGCTATTAACAATGGTATTGTTCTCGTGTTTCAATATTCATTTCACGTTTTTACAAACTATTTTTGTAAGTATTGTAATCTGTGTTGTTTCAAGTATTGTTAAAGGAATTTTGGGAGATTAACCTATGGCACTATCATTAAGAGAAAGATTAGAATTAGCCGCTAAAAATAGCGACTTTGCAACAGATAATACACAGACAGCGGACAACGAGCAGGAAGAGGCTTTCCAGAGCGAGGAAGACCAAGACGAAGAAGATGTCGTTGAAGAGCAAGAAACGTCTGGAAATCAACGTACCGAGCCGGTGGGTGATATTAGAGCGGTTGTCAACAAGGTTTTACTAATTAACGAACTTTTAAGCACTTATGACGAGCAGACGGTACAGTGTCTGCAAGACACGTTAAAGCAGAACGATAAAGCAGGTTTAATAACTTGTATAATATCAATAGACAGTTCTTATGCGGACAACATTTTAAAGTTCAAACAGTTGTTTAGTTTAAGAGGTTCAACAGATTTAGCGTTTGCGGTAATTGAAATGCCGGACATTAAAGATATTGCAAAACTGGTAGAGGGCTACAATCCTGAATACCATTACAATGCAGATGCGAATGTTATTATTGCGAAGAAGGCATTAACAAAAGCAATTGAAACATTAGACGAACATACGTTAGATAAAATGGTACCTCTGTTAGAACTATTAGAGATATCGAGGAGTTAGACATGACAAAAAGCATACAAGTAAGACTAGATACAGCAGGTGAACATATCATTATTAAGACACAAAGACCTTTAAGTTTTTTAATTTTAAAGGAATTTGTTGCGTTAAAAGATGAACACTTATTAGGTACTTACACGTATGCTTTTCCTGTATATTCTAATAATTGCTTCGCCGCTTACTTTTTTGTTAAGAAATTCCATAGTGAGATTGATTATTTAGAGAATGAGTTAAACTTAATCAAGAAGCAAGCAGAAAAACTACCAACACCAACAGTATTTCAATTAACAGATGGTTATTTAGGTATTAAAATACCACCGATAGAATCATATATTAGAGTACTAGGCGTTATCAGTGCAACCAATGTGATGAAAGACTTGTATAGAGTTCCATTCAGTAGATTGTATGAAGCGTATAGATTACTCTCATCATGGAAACATGCATATCTACCACAGTTTACCATTGACAAAGATTTAGAAAGTTTTATTAAGACACCACTAACGTCTTATAATACAATGCGTGATATAACCAGTGTTGATTTATCAGAACTATCAACGGTTTATTACGGTTATAAAATCAAAAAAGAAGGTTTTGAAAAACTTGGTTATACAAATGCGTCAGAGTTGCTATTTAAACGACCTATAAAGTACATTGACAGAAGAAGAACAGAGCCATGGAATCATTGCCCTTTTGGTGAATCTGTTTTCGTGAAATGCATTATCGGTGATATTATGGTTTCAAACGGTAAAGCATACATTCAAGCACAAGACGTTGAGAGCAAGAGAGAGTTAGAAGTCACGTTCTACGGTGGTGCATATCTAAGTAGAATGTATAAGTCAGGTGATGTTGCTGTTATCCAACTAACAAGAATCGCAAAAGATAAAGCCACAGGACAAACGATATTTTCAGAAGCAGATGTTCAGAGTATGCCAATTATACCTGTTTATAGACAAAGCCCTACGAATAGAATTACATCAAAGGTTCTAACGCAATGTGTGCAAGAAGTATTTACAAGATTCGATGGCAGTAACCTAGCGTCTTATATTAACATGGAGCCATCTTTATGGGAGTTGTTATATGATTTACATTTTCCGAAAGATGTGACGAACTATATTAGTACAATAGATAAGTTGGCATATATAGAATTACTTTATTTGCAGTTAGTATTTTTAGACAGACGTTCAAACACAAAAGAAGAAATTGGTTTGAGCAAGACACCAACAGGTAAAACAAACTATACCAAAGAAGCGTATAACAAATTACCATTTAAATTAACAAACGGTCAAACAAACGCTATTAAAGAAATCATTAACTATATGAAAAAGCCAACGCCTGAAAAAGTCCTATTATCAGCAGACGTTGGTGCAGGTAAGTCGATATGCGCACAGATTGCTTGTTTATACAATGCAGACTGTGGTTATCAGAGTGTACTAACAGCACCGACCGAAATCTTAGCACAACAGTTATACAACACTTTTGTAAAATTTATTGAACCACTTGAACATAAGCCTAACATTGTGTACTTATCTGCTAAAACAAAAGCGAAAGAAAAGAAAACAATATTAGAGCAAGTAGCAAACGGTGGTATTGATATTCTAGTAGGTACTCATAGCGTTTTAAATATTTCTAATTTTTATAACCTAGGGTTGATTGTTGTAGACGAACAACAGAAATTTGGTGTAACACAGAGAGAAAAGTTGTTAAGTGCTAGAGAAGATGGTAAGATACCTGATTTGATTTCACAAACAGCAACACCAATACCAAGAAGTGTAGCAACATCTTTCTTTGGTGATTTGAATTTAATTACGATTGAAGAAAAACCTCAAGATAGAATTCCTATTAAAACAGAGTTATTAAATGTTGATAGTAAGAGTTTCTTAGAATGTAGATGTACAGACGTGTGGAACAATATACATAATGAATTAAAGCAAGGTCATAAGATGTTCATTGTTGCACCAAGTGTCGAAGAAGATACCCAATATATTTCAACAGCGAAGATTGAAAAAGCACTAAAACACTTACCGATGATGTATGCAAATGATATTAAGTTTAAATCAGTAACAGGTAAACAATCAAAAGAAGTTCAAGAAAAGACATTAAAGGGTTTCAGAGATGGCGAGTTTAATGTACTGATTGCGTCTTCTATTGTTGAGGTTGGTATTGATATTAAAGAAGCAACTATCATGGTTATTCTTGGTGCAGACAGATTTGGTGCAAGTTCTCTTCATCAAATTAGAGGTCGTGTGGGCAGAAACAACCTACAGTCATATTGCTACCTAGTGAATGACGGTAAGGCAGACAACCCAAGATTGAATGCTTTAGTGGGTAGTGATAACGGTTTCCAGATTGCTCTATCAGATATGGCAACAAGAGATATTGGTGATATCTTCGGTACAAGACAGTCAGGTGAAAACAACCTAAAGTTCTGTGATGTTAACGAGCATACAAAATATGTAGAAGCCGCACAGGCAGAAGCAGAAAAGATATATAAATCACCAAACAAGAAGAAAGCCTTAGAAGATGCATATAGTTTCTTAGGCATAGAAAGGTAGGTGAAGTGTTTATGCAGATTTTATTCAAGTATTTGTCGTTCTTGAAGAAACAGTATAACAGTAAATCAAAGCCATTGTTTTTTGGTATTCTAGCAATGCTTTTACTATTAGGCCTAGGTATTGGTATTATTGCAGATATTCTATTAGGATGGAATTTCATTTTTAATACAATCAGATGTGTTATTGCTATTTACATTGGCTTTGTAACATTTTCGATTGTGTTTAGCGCAACGATAAACAAACTATCTAAAGTTGAATGGCTGAAAGAACTATCATTTAATCAGCGAGTGAATCTATCTATTATTGTTGTAGGATTATTCATCATTCTATTTTTAACGTTAATACATACAGAAACAGCCTACTATACATTTACAGCAGGTATCTTATTTACTGTAATGATATGGGCGATATATTATACAAAGCCTACGCCTGATGAGATAGAAGCGTTTTATGCAGGCTTAGACGACATGAGAGATAAGAAAGAGAGATAATTCAAAATGAGTGTAATTGTTTTTAACAGAGATGGCGAAGTAACAGATGCAATGTATCAAGCAGTAACAAAGAAAGTAGAGGCATTAAACGATTTCCCACTTATCATGCATGACAATACAGATATAAAGTTTGAGGTTGAGCATAAAAAGAATAATCGCTTTAAGTTAGAGGGAACTGTATTTTCAGATAAGAAGGTATTAAATGCAAAGGTATACGGTTCAGATTTCTACACACTTGTAAATACATGCGTTGATAAATTGGTAAGACAAGCACGTAAAGTTAAAACACAGACAATTAAACATTAAGGAGTAAAGGAAATGGATATAAAGTTTAAGTATATAGGTAATTTTGAAGCACCTAAGATTCAAACAGCAGGTTCAGCAGGGTTAGACCTGTTTAATAATGAAGACACACCAAAGACAGTAGTACCAGGCAAGTCTGTCACAATGGACACAGGTTTTTATGTTGAAATACCAGAAGGTTATGTTGGGTTAGTATTTGCACGAAGTTCTCTAGGCTTTAAGTTTGACTGTACATTATCTAATTCAGTTGGTGTTATTGATTCTGATTATCGTGGTGAAGTCAAAGTAAAGATACATAACAATTCTGATAGTATCAAATTCATTATGCCAGGTGAGCGTGTTGCACAGTTAGTGGTTGTTCCTTGTCTGACAACATATAAGCAGGTAGAAGAATTAAGCGATACAGAAAGAGGAGTAAACGGCTTTGGTAGCACGGGTAAAGAAGTTTCTCGATAACTCATTCTTTAAAATTCTTGTAATGATGGCTTTACTTGCAATTACAATATCGACCTTTCAAACACAGACAAACGGTATTCAGTACTTATTCTTAGGCTTGTTTATACTATATACTGGCTCATTGATGTTCAAGCGTTTCTTTCATGGCTTATTATATCTACTAGCATTGATGTCGTATGAAATTGTAGTTGCAATGCTGATTTTGCAGTTTGAAAATATATTACAGTTGACATTGTTGGCAACATTTATACCTTTGACAATATCAGCATTATTCGTCAATGAATTACTGATGGACAAGTTTAATGTGACATCTAAGAGATTATTGTTAAGTGTTTCAATCAACACTCTTATTGTACTGTCATTACTCTTGTTTACATATCTTACAAAGAGTGTAAATTCTTTCATTTATATTGTAATTTATTTCTTAATCGAGATTGTGTTCGGTGTAATTCTAGCAACAACGAAGAAGGCTCCTAAATAAAGCCTTCTTTTATTGTATAATATTAAAGTAAGGAGAACTGATTATGGCTTTTAATAATTTAATTGTATATAGTGATTATAGCGTACATATCGGCTATGGAACTATTGATGAATATATAAACGTATGTAAAGAGAAAGGTATCAACACACTAGCATTAACAGACGCTAATTCTATGATGGGTATCTACAAGTTTTTAACGAAGTGCAAAGCAAATAATATTAAATCTATCATTGGTGTAACATTAACGATAGAATCACATAATGTTACTTTCTTAGCAAAGAACTTACAGGGCTATCATGAGTTGTGTAAATTATTAATGTTATCAACCAAGAATAATATTGATGAGCCATATCTAACCATTGATAACCTGCATACAACGAATAATATTATTACAATTATTCACACCTACGAAAAAGAGCCAAGTGTTGAGTTTATCAACTTAATCAAGGCAAAGATAAGTTCTACCTATCTTGAATTTACACCACTACCAGGCAATCGTAGACATATTAAGCAATCAGCAATCGGTCTAGCAGAAATCACGGGTACTCCATTGTTAATGTGCAGTCCTACTTTTTATGCTTATAGCAAAGATAAAGAGATGGCTGAAATCAACATGGCATTATCAAAGAATTATAGTATGTCAGAAACGCCTGTAACAAAGGGTGGTTTAAGACCTGCGTTATATAGTGACGAGCATTATTTAAAGTCGTCTGACGAGTTTTTGTCTTATGTATCACAAAATGTTGATGTATCAGAAGAAGTTATTACAACAGCAGTTAATAACACACAGGCAGTTGTTGATAGTATAGAACAAGTAGAACTAGAGTATCAATTAGGTTTACGTCCGGTGCCACATATACCAGCACCATATACTGATAATTTGTCATATTTTAAGGCACTGATTCAAGAAGGATGGAATAAGTTTGTAACAAGTAAACCAAAAGGAATTCAATTAGAGTGGAAGAGAAGAATCCAGAACGAATTAGAGGTTATTCATTCTAATGACTTTATAGATTATTTCTTGGTTGTAAGAGAATATATTAAATGGTCAGAAGATAACGGTTACCCAACAGGTTGTGGTCGTGGTTCAGCAGGTGGTAGTTGTATTGCCAGATTGCTAGGCATTCATAAGACAGACCCAGTTAGATATGATTTAATGTTTGACAGATTTTTGTCACCTGGCCGTTCAGCGATTGCAAGAATTACATATAATGATAATTCTTTTGAAGAAGTGCCAGTATCAACAGTTAAAAATATTAACAATGAAAACAACTACACATACACAATCAAACTAGGTGATACAGTTGATGGAAAAACAGTTGCAGATTATAAGATTGTAGATATTGGGGCTGCACCTGACGTTGATACCGACTTTGAACCTGAAGTACGACCTCTTGTATTTCAGCATTGTCAGGAAGAATATGGTGAAAATAATATTACACATATCATTACAAGAATGCCATACGGTGCTAGAAATGCATTTAAATGTGTAGCAAGGGTTTATGACGTGTCACCACAAGAAGCAAATAGTATTAGTGAATTATTACCAGAAGCAGTTTCAAAAGATACGTTGAAAGATGTATTAGATGAAAGCAATGCAACATACGAAAGCGCAAGACTAAAGTTAAACGCAAAACTATTAAATCTTGTTAAAAAAGCAGGTGAACTAGAGGGTAGAACATCTGGTACAGGCATCCATGCCTGCGGGGTTTTGATTTCCTGCAAAGAGATTTCAGATACGGTACCTACAATTTATAAAGAAAACCCTAGAGACAAGAGTATGATTTATCAGGTGTCAATGTTTGAGTATCCAGAAGCAGAAGCGTTAGGCTTAATCAAGATGGACTTCTTGGGTTTAGATACATTGCATCTAATCAGTAGTACGGTGAAGTTAATTGAGCAATACACTGGCAAACAAATTGACATGAGAGAAATTATTGATGGGCCTTTAGATGACAAGAAAACATATCAGATGTTTCAAAAAGGTAAGACAAGTGGTATCTTCCAGTTTGCAGAACCGGGCGTAAGAGAAATGCTTACTAAAGTTAAGCCAACAAAGTTTGAAGAGTTGGCCGCTATTACGGCTATTTATCGACCAGGCCCTATGAGTTTAGGCTTACATGATGACTTTGCAATCAGAAAGAACGACCCATCTAAGCGTATACCATTTAGTAAAGAGTTTATTGGTACACCAATTGACACCTTAACGAAAGACACATTTGGTGCAATCGTTTATCAGGAGCAGGTTATGAAGATTGCACAAGAGGCAGCCGGTTTTACATCAAAAGAAGCCGATAAAATGCGTAAAGCAATGGGTAAGAAAAAAATTGAAATCTTAAACATGCTTGAGCCTAAGTTTAAAGAAGGAATTATTAAGAACACACATTGCTCACAAAGTACGATTGATGAATTATGGTCACAATTATTAGGCTTTGCGCAGTACGCTTTCAATTCAAGTCACGCCGTATCGTATGCTTTAAACAGTTATCAATCAGCATATCTTAAGGTTCATTACCCAGTATTATGGGCAACAGCGGCCTTGAGAATGTACGCAGATAATCCTGATAAGGTAACAAAATATGTGGAAGATACCAAGTCTAACAATATCAAAATCTTACCACCAGGCATCAACGAATCAGAGTTGCTTATTTCACCAACGTCAGACTTAAAGAGCATTACATATAGTATCTCAAATATTAGAAGAATACCTGTATCAACGCTTGAACTATTTATTAAAGAACGTGAAGCAAACGGCAAATATACAGACCTTATGGACTTTATCAAACGAAACAAAGACAATTTATCTGTTTCAGTATTACAGGTGTTAGCATGCTCTGGTTGTTTAGACTGTTTCCATCATACACGTAAATCAATATATGATAACGCAGAGAAACTACTAAAGAGCGTAGATAAGAAAAAGAGTAATGTTGCAAGTATGTTTAGTATGATTGGTGAAGATGTAGGGCAAGCAGTTGAACTTGGCAATGAAGAATGGCCAACACTAGAGAAGATGGCAAACGAGGGTAATGCGTTGGGTGCATATCTATCAGGCAATCCTCTTGACGGTTTAAAGACACAAGATGGTCAAGAAGTGAATCAGACAAAGAATTTGAAGTGTTGCGATACAGACCAGTATATTACATTCTTATCAGTGGCGCAGAAGAAAACACGCTCTGGTAAAACATTAATTATTGGTATGGCAAATAATGGAGCATCACAGGTTGAAATCAGACTACCATCCAGTGTGACAGATAGAATCTTGTTAAACATGGCATTAAAGAGAACAAACGGTGACAGAGCAGAAGCGTACAAACTTATGCGATTATCAGATGATAAGATAAAATCGTTTGATAAGATGGAGCCATTAGAGAAGCCTGTCAAGTTCAGTAAGATTTATAAATTATCATTTGGTAGAGGCTTTAGAGGAGGTACAACGATTACGAATATTGAGCCAGTTGAGGTTTCAGTGAACAATCAGGTTTTAGATAAAATTACCGTCAGTCAAGATAAGACAAGGAACTTCGCAAAGTTCCAAAAGAAAGTCGAAGAAGAAACAGAGCGAGCAAAGAAGTCAAAAGCGAAACTTGTTGATATATTAATTGAATATTATTCTGAAACAGATAATGAATGGAAAACAATAGAGATGGACAATGTTTATATTTCAGCGTCTACTCTCAAACTGATTAAGTAAGGAGTTGATATAGTGGCAAGAAAATTAGTTAATCTACCATCAGTTGAAGAATTGACAAAGAATGTACCTGTTGAGCAGGAAGTTCATGAAGAAGAGCAGGAAGAAGTTATTACTAGTATTCCTGAAGATGAAGTAGATTATGCAGAAGATGTTGAACAGCCTTCAATTCCTGAAGAGTACGACTATAGCGATAGCGAAGATTATCAAGAACCTGCTATCGCTGAACCTGTCGTTCAACCAAGAACTGAATATACAGAGGAAGAAGAAGCAGAAGCGCTAGAAGAAGTTGTCAGAGAACGAGAGAACAAAAAGAAAAAGAAACCTCGTAAGTTGAAGAAGGGCGTTATCATTGGTATTGTTTCAGCAGTTGGGCTAATTATTATTTGTATTCTTGGTTACTTTGTTGTTAAGAAGATAACACAAAGACAGCCAGAAGTTATTACAGAGCAGAAAGAAGCACCGAAGAAACAGGACTTTACGAATTTTGAACGTATGGTGCTAAAGCAACCAACAGTAGCAGAACAACCAGAACCAACAGCAGATACAACAAATACAAAATCAGGTCAAGAGATAGTTCAGTCATATAAACTTGAATATCCTTATGTTGATTTAACGTTGAAAGAAGACGCAGATGGCCAGTTCGTGTTAATCTATAACAAGAACGATAAACAGATGCTATGCTATTCAGAGGAAAATCAGTTTGTAGCAGGTACAGAAAAGCGTGTAGCGATTGGTTGTGAAATTGACGAAGATATGTCGAACGAAAAACCAATCTCATATATGTTTAGAGAGAGTGATTAAAGTATGCAAGCGTTAATGCCTATTGCAAAGCGGTTCGATACGAAGTTAAAGAGAATCATTTCAAAGCAGAAATACTTTAGTACGTTAGAAGAGTTCATCATTCTGTATAATAACGGCACCTTAAACAGATTCGACCCTATTGCAGAGGAAATTGTTAAGAAATTGAAAAAGTGGTATCTGAATGTAAAAGTTGAAGATAATAAAATCGTTATACGTTCACCGGATGAAATAACACTTGACTTTACCTATAATTTATTAAACCAGTGGAAAGTTGTTGTTTACTTAAAATCGCTTGTTGATAGATTGATGGAATTAGAGTATCCTTACGATACAAAACTAGTATTTCAGACAAGCAATCCTGGCACAGTATATTTAGAGATGCTAGACGGTGACACAGGCGATTACTTCTTAGAGCCAGCAAAAGATGTGCCTAAACTCTTTAATACAAACAGAGAATTGGCAAAGAATCTGATACTAAACTTGTCTTTAAAGGACTATAAGGGTGGTTGTTATTTAAACTTTGAAGATGTGGAAGATATTGACTGTTCCTTCTTATACGAAGTACAGGAATTTATTCTGCAAAAGATTTTAATTGACAATCACAACGATGTTCACTTGACAAATCATTAGACTTTCTTTAAAATAGTGGTGAGATAGAAAAGAGGTTAGTTAGATGTTGATTTCATTGTTGTATTCATTGTTTAGAATAATGTTGTATACTTTGTTAGGAGCCGGTATTTATGCGATTGTTTTCCTAAGTCCAACACAAAAGCAGAGAAGCACATTAGTATTGATAATTATAGTACTGTTTGCACTTTTAGTACTAACACATTAGAGTTGAGTGAAATCTTGACTCTTTTTTAATATTTTTTGAAGTTTAAAAAATAGCCGAAAACGGTTTTTAGGAAGAATCCGTGTGACTTTTTTAGGTCAAAAACACCTAAAAATCTACGGGCTGATGGACTATACCTGCTCAACCTAAAACAGCCGTTAAAACCGTTCCTCCAACAAATTTAAAGCAACGCAAAAGTTCCTTAAAATTCTTGTATAATATAGAAGTAGCGAGGTGTAAAGAATGGTAACAAAAATAATTTCATTTAGTGGTGGCATGGCCGCTGGTAAAGATACATTTGGAGCAGTATATAAAGAACTATGCGAAAAAGAAAATATTAAGGTAAAGCATTTAAGTTTTGCCAATGCTTTAAAAAACGAAGTAGACGAGTTGATAAGACGTGTAAGAAATAACGAAAGCGTGGCAGAAATATCCCACTCTATGGGTGTAAATTGTGTTCACATCAACAAGTTAAAAAACGTGATTCTTGAAGAGGACTATCTTCATCCAAACTTTACAGCGAGAGATAGAACGCCAGCGACTAGATTTTTATTACAATACTGGGGAACAGAGGTCCGCAGAAGTCAGAACGACAATTATTGGGTTGATATCGTAAAAGAGCAGATTGAAGAGAATCTAAAAAATAATGTAAATACGTATATTACAGACGCAAGATTCATCAATGAACTAAAAATGCTCACTTCTATTGGTGCAACAACTGTATTATTAGATGCACCGTTAAAAATTCGATTAAAGCGATTGTATGATAGAGACCATATTACAGTAACAGAAGAACAGTTGAAACACCCAAGCGAGACACAGTGCTTAGAATATAAAGATTATACGTTTGTGATTGACACAACGAAGCAAACACCAGCAGACTTAGAGAAAATGTTAGGAGAATAGACATGGGTTTTAGTTTATTTGATTTAAAAGAAAAACAAAGTGATAAGAAAGTTAGAATCGTAAATAATAGTGTTCAGATTTTAGACGATGATATCAAGAAAGAAATAGACAAGAAGAAGTTATCAGCAAGTTTAGTTGGTTCTATTTTAAATTCACCAGGCGACTGGGTTATGGGTACTTACATTGAACCGTTATGTATTGATGGTTATGTAGACGCATTAGAGAGAGGAACATGGTTTCATAGCATTATGGAACATTTCTTTAAACTAGACCCACAAGATAGAGATTTTAAACATCTCTCGTCTGTAGCAATCAACGTCACAAAAGAAAAATATCCTCACATGATAGAGCGCCAAGACAATAAAGACTGGTTAAATAAAGCAATCAAAGGCTATCGTGACACATGGCTTGCTAATGCAAAGAACGAAAAAGTTGCTTCCGTATTCTTGATGGGAGAACAGAAACAAGGTCTTGAATTGTTCGTTACAGGTAAGATAGGAAATGCTAAAAGACCATGCTTAGGTTTTATTGATAAACTCATTGAAGGTGATTATGGCTTAATCGTACAAGACTGGAAAACAGGTGCTAAGATTCATAATTTTAACCCTGATAAGGAACCAAGTGAAAGTAATTCTTTTGATTACTGGCGCCAACAGACGTTATATACAATGCTTTTAGAGCAGTCAGGTATGAGAGTTGAGAGCGCTTGTTTAATTTTTCCTTGCGCTAACCCACCACAAATCGTTGATGTTGATTGTCATAACGATAGTGTTAGACAACGTGTGGTTGCAGATTGTGAAAAAGCAGATAATATATTAGAAGAATGTATTAAAAACGACTATACTTTCCCATTTAAAGCCGGCAAGTACAACTCTTGGGCAACTTATCTTTGTGGCTTAGGTAGAGCATACCCACCTAAAATCATTACAGATAAGTTAAATGACTTGATAGAATATGGAGACTAAGACATGGCAGAACGTTATATAGAACTTTATAAGAAATACCGCCCTAAGAAGTGGGAAGACATTATCGGTCAAGAAAGCATTGTTACACCAATCAAGAACGCAATCAAGTCAAATAAAATACCGACTGGCTATATCTTTAGTGGTTTAGCCGGTACAGGCAAAACAACACTTGCATTACTAATTGCAAAAGTATTAAATTGTCACCAGTTAGATAAGGACATGAATCCTGTTGAAGATGAAATCACCAGAGCGATTGATAGTGACTCACTTATCGGTGTCAAGCAAATCTCTATGGCGAATGCGAATGTTGAAGATGTTCGTAAAATTATGGCAGAGTCTTTCGTAACACAGCCAATCAAAAAGAAAGTGTTTATTTTAGACGAGTTCCACAATTGTTCTAAGGCAGCCTTTGAAGCAATTTTAACAGATTTAGAGAGTACAAACCA